GGTATTATGGAAAAGCTTCATAATGCCAAGTATCGTTTTGGTTTCACTGGAACACTTGATGGAACTAAAACACACAAGTGGGTTCTCGAAGGTCTCTTTGGTGCTTGTGAAAAAGTAACTAAGACTGATGATCTTATCAAGAAAGGTCACCTATCCAATCTTCGTATTAAGATTCTTCTGTGTAAGCACGAGTATCAATACTTTGAAGATTATCATCAAGAGATGGAATTTATTGTCACAAACAATAAAAGAAATAATCTTATTAAAAATTTAGTAGCTGATCTTGAAGGTAATACATTAGTTTTGTTTAATTATGTTGAAAAGCATGGTGAGCCATTATACGAATTAATAAATAACAGTACAGAAAATACACGTAAGGTATTTTTTGTTCATGGTTCAGTGGACACTGATGAACGAGAAGAAGTAAGGAAAATTACTGAACAAGAAAATAATGCTGTTATTATTGCTTCCTACGGAACGTTTAGCACTGGTATTAACATTAAACGTCTTCACAACATTATATTTGCTTCACCATCTAAATCTCGTATCAGGAATCTCCAAAGTATTGGTAGAGTACTTAGAAAAGGAGAGGGCAAAGAGATAGCTACTCTGTATGATATTGCTGATGATATCTCTAGTGACAATAGACAAAATTATACTTTAAGACATCTTCAAGAAAGAATTAAAATTTATCAAGAAGAGAATTTTAAATACGAAATAATAAAGGTAAATCTAAAATGATGGAAGAAGAATTCTTCTCTACAATAAAGTTATCATCAGGTGAAGAAATCGTAGCTAAGGTATGTTATTTACCTGATGAAGATTCTTTATTGGTAGAGAATCCTATGTTAGTAGAAAAATTATCACAAAAAAGAAATGGCAAACCTTTTGATGGGTTTGTATTAAAAAATTGGATACATGCCACTTATGATTCTTTATTTGTAATAAAAATGGAACAAGTAATTACTATGACTGAATTAGATAAAAAAATTGAAAAGTTCTATCTAGATAATATTGATGATAATGTAGAAGAATCTTACGGCTCTAATGAAGATTCTAATAAAGTAAAACCAAATAACTTTAGTAAACAGATGGGTTACTTAGGTTCAGTTAAGGAAACTAAGAAGTTTCTTGAAGACATCTATAAAAAATCTTGATGTATTTAAAGTATCTAAAGAACTTAAAGACAGTAATCATGAACCCCTGACAGAGTTATTGTACTGGGTTTCTGAGGTTTTGTCAACCCCCCTTGACAAACCTATTAAAATGGTCTATACTGATACCAACATACTGGATAGAGACATGACTCATGGCAAAAAAGAAGACAGAAAATTACGTCAATAATAAAGATTTCTTGGAGGCAATTACTGTTCACCGAAATAAAGTTGAAGCAAGTTTTTTTAAACATCACGGTAGAACCATAACTCAACCCGAAAGATCTAAGAATTGGGAAGGAAAACCTCGTATCCCAAATTATCTTGGCGACTGTTTTCTTAAGATTGCCACACACTTATCATACAAACCAAACTTTGTAAATTATATGTTCAGAGAAGAAATGATCTCTGACGGCATAGAAAACTGTTTACAGTATATTCACAACTTTGATCCAGAAAAATCAAAGAATCCATTTGCTTATTTTACTCAGGTAATTTACTTTGCGTTCTTAAGGCGTATTGCTAAAGAGAAAAAGCAATTGGAAATTAAGACAAAGATTCTCGAAAGAACTGGGTATGAGCATGTAATGTATACAGAAAATTTCGAGGGTGAGATGGCAGGACTTAATCAAAGTTATTCCGACATGTCTGGAATCAAAGAAACACTTGAAATTAAGAACAAACGATGACAGTAGCATTGATCACCGACCAGCATTTGGATGGACGTAAAGGTAGTGTTATTTTTTGGGAATACTTTAAGGAGTTTTATGACAATGTGTTTTTTCCAACATTGGAGGAACAGGGAATATCTACCATTATCGACCTCGGAGATACGTTCGATAATCGTAAGGGCATTGATTTTAATGTTTGGAATCGTATTCGCCGTCATTACTTTGACCGTATCCGTGAGCTTGGCATTACTCTTCATATGATTACGGGGAATCATGATGTGTATTACAAAAATACAAATGACATAAATTCTCCAGAGCTTCTTCTTTCCGACTATGAAAACATCATCGTCTACTCAAAACCCACCACCACAACTATTGAAGGTGTTTCTATCTGTATGCTGCCTTGGATCAATTCTGAAAATGAAGCAGAGACACATCAGCACTTAAAGCAAACTTCGGCAAAGATTGTGATGGGACATCTTGAACTGAATGGGTTTGAGGTTTCTCCTGGTATGCCTCACGAAGGTGGCATGGACCCAGATGTGTTCTTTAAATTTAAACAAGTATTTTCGGGACACTTTCATCACAAGTCAAGTCGTGGTAATATCACATACTTGGGCAACCCCTACCAGATGTTCTGGAATGATTACAAAGATCCCAGAGGATTTCACCTTTATGAACCGTCATCCAATAAGTTACGTTTCGTCAAAAACCCATACGAAATTTTCCAAAAGATTTATTATGATGATGCTGATCCTAATTTCGGCGTCGATCCCAGTGAGTATTCAAACACTTTTGTTAAGGTTGTCGTAGAGAACAAGAATGACTTTTTTAAATTTGAAAAGTTAATTGAAAATCTTTATGAAGCTGGTGTACATGATTTAAAAGTAATTGAAAACTTGGTTGAAAAAGATACAGTAAAACACAAAGATACTGATCTTGAAATTAAAGATACTCTCTCACTTTTAAATGAATATATTGACGAAGTTGAGATGACCGTAAATAAAAATAATCTCAAACAAGTTATGAGATCTCTATATATTGAAAGTTGTGAAGTAATCTAATGTATATTCTCACGCTCAAAGGAAATTCGGAAGGTGTTTTTTCTGTAATTGATCCAGATAATAATGAACAAATTATTCCCATATTTGAGTGTGAAGATGATGCTGAACGATACCAAGAACAATTAGAAGTTAGAGCAAGCAAATACAAACTACAGGTTGTTGAAATACCTGAAGAAGCAATTATCACTGCTTGTGAAGAACGTGATCAAAAATATGCTATAATAACCATCGATGATTTTATTATTCCACCAGACGGTATAACATGATTGTATTCAAGACATTAAAATGGAAAAACTTTTTGAGTACTGGAAATACATTCACTGAGTTTAATTTAAATGGTGCCAAAACAAATTTAATCGTGGGAGCAAACGGAGCAGGCAAAAGCACTATTCTGGATGCTCTTACTTTTTCTTTGTTTGGAAAACCATTCAGAAAGATCAACAAACCAATGCTCATAAACAGCATTAATGGTGCTGATCTTGTTACCGAAATTGAATTTGAATCTGGTAAGAATCAATTTAAGATTGTTCGTGGTATTAAACCTGGCGTGTTTGAGATCTGGCAAAACGGAGTTCTTTTAGATCAATCATCTTCCACCACAGATTATCAAAAATATCTTGAGCAAACTATTCTCAAGATGAATTACAAATCATTCACACAGATTGTGGTTCTTGGATCATCAACTTTTGTTCCTTTCATGAGACTGCCTGTAGCATCTCGTAGAGAAATTATCGAAGACATTCTTGATATTCAAATTTTCTCCATCATGAATCTGAACTTGAAGGAAAAAATTAAAACTTCTGGTGATGAGTTGAAAGAGAAAGATTATGAGATTGATCTGCTAGAAGAAAAAATCTCAATGCAGAAAAATTTTATTGCTAATCTTGAACTTCAAAACAAGAATGATATAGAAGAAAAGAGTAATAAAATTTCTAATCTTACTTCTCTCGAAAAGGAAGTTAATATTACAATTAAACAACTTGGCGAAGAAAGAAATGCTCTCAATAAAGAGATGAGCAATTTTGAAAATGCTACTACTAAACTTAAAAAGCTCGGAAACCTTCGTGGTAAGATCCAACAGAAATTTTCCACTCATAAAAAGGAACATCAATTTTTTACAGAAAATACTACTTGTCCTACTTGTACTCAGCATATCGATGAAGACCTTCGTGATACTAAAGTTTCTGAGATCATGAATTCGATTAAAGAGCTTCAGCAAGGTATGGAAGAAATGGAGCAAGCTATTGCTTTAGAGGAGGAAAGAGAAACTAAGTTTACTGAGTTGAGTGAAAAATGGACTAGCCTTTTTAACAATATTCAGATTCATCAATTTCAGGTTAGTTCCTATCAATCACAAATTCAAGATCTTCAGAAAGAAATTTCTGATCTTCAGAATAATAACTTTAGTCATAACGAAGAGTCTGCTAAACTTGTTGCTCTTCAAACGAAACTGGAGGAGTCTAAAAATCAGTTAACAACTATTAAGGAAGAACAAGAATGCCTTAGGGCAGCTGCTATGCTTTTGAAGGACAACGGAATCAAAACCCGTATCATCAAAAGATACT